GTACCCGCGAGCTGGCCGAGGCGCTCGCCCAGACCTATCGCAACCGCGGTCAGGTGATCCTCGTGCTCGAAGCGGTGGAGGCCTGAGGTGAGCGGGCAGCTGACCACGCCCCAGGACGTGCGCAAGCTCGTCCTGGGTGGCAACGCGACCTTTACCATCGAGAGCGTAGGGACGGGGACACGCTTCACCTACAAGGTGAGCGCGAGCAAGGATGAGGGCACGAGGACGGGGAGGGGCGTGTTCCTCGTCTCCCTGCTCACCGGGCCGGATAACACCAGCGACTACGCCTACCTGGGGATCATCCCCAAGGACGACCCGATGAGCTTCAGGCTGACGGCCAAGAGCCGGGCGGGCGCGGACGCGGCCTCGGTGAAGGCGTTCACGTGGCTCTGGCGGCAGGTGAGCACCGGGCGCCTGCCGGCGAGCGTGAAGGTCTGGCACGAGGGCTCGTGCGGGCGGTGCGGCCGGACGCTCACCGTGCCGGAGAGCATCGCAAGCGGGTTCGGCCCGGAGTGCATCCTGCACGTCTGAGCCTCAGCAGCCCCTGTCCGCCAGCCACTGCGTATGCTCAGGCGAGCCCACCACCAAGCCGGTGGTGGGGTCAACGTCACCGAGGCGCATCGCTGCGACGAGATTGCGGATGCTGGCCGGATCAGTAGGCAACGGCTTTCCGCCTTTGATCATGCGATCGAGCGCCCGGCGCTGAGCAAAGAGCAACAAGGATCGCATCCTGGTATCAGCTATCTGGCGGGTCAGGTCGTCTCGCTTTTTAAGCAGTAACGTCAGTTGCTCTACGGAGTACATCTGCTAGCTCCTGTGTAATTTTAGTTTGCTGCATGCGTATTTTTTGCATGCCACCAACTAGCTACGCACATCTTGAATTTTTGTCAATAATCGGGTGCGATCGGGTATACTATTGGCTTTTTGACGTCATAGTACAACATAGTAAAATTAAAGAAGTGCCTGTGCCGCAGGCACTTCCATGTACTACTATTTAGTCCGGCCAGGACAGGCTATCTGGAGCCTCGTTGAGCTGGGCACCCCCCGATCGAGATATGCGGTCTCCTCATAGGTTACTACTACTACTTAATAGTATAATATATATATATATATAATGTTTCCAATGGCTTCGCCGCTGCCGTTCTGGCCCTGTTCACGCGATAGCTTTATACCTAAATTTGTGGTGGAATATAATAGAACGCAATGCGTGTGTACAGCACGAGCAAACAAACAATTAAAGAAGTGCCTGCGCTGCAGGCACTTCTAATTGTTTGCTTGACGTTTGTTAGTTGACAGATGTAAAAGCAACCGCAGATTTTATTTGCACCAAATAAAATCGTAGATTTTATTTTAAATACCCCCTCCCCCCTTGTGTAATTCACCGCGCGCACGCGCGGTGAATTAGATGGCGCGCTCGCGCGCGCCATTTAATCCGTTATGCACTTGACGCGTGTCATGCGCACAGCGCATGACATGCGTCAAGTGCATAACTCAGGAGTGGGGGCCCCCCGGGGGACGGGGGGCGAAAATCGGGGACGTCGTACAAAAATCGCGCCCCATTCCGAGGATCTCCTACCCCTTGTAGTCTCCTACCTTTCATGGCACGCTTGACATATGACATTCATCGACGCAGCTGAGGACCTTCTGGGTCTTGCCGAGGAGGCGAAAGAATGGTGGGACGATGCCCAGTGGCACTACGTCTCCTCGTCCAACGTCGAGGCCTTCATGTACGATAGCGCGCAGCGCGCGCTCTCCATCCAGTTCCACGGCAATCGCCGGTACAAATACTTCAACATCCCCTCCGCCATGGCGGAGGGCCTCGCGAGCGCAGCGAGCCCCGGTCAATGGTTCCACGCCAACTTGAAGGGAGCCCCGTTTGAGCGGATATAAGAAAGTCTGGTGGCTCAGCTACGGCCGTGATGGCGGGGCCATCAGGCTCTCGCTAAGGTGGCCCTTCATCCGGCACCTGTGGCCGGTCAAGAGGTGGCGGAGGAGGTTTGGACGCCCTGATGCGTGAGCCTCAGAGCGAGGAGGAGCTGTACGTTGCCCTGCGCATCTGGGTGCGTGCCAGGATGCGCGAGGGTGCGCATCTGTCCTCGCTGCAGGCTGCGCTCGCGCGCGTGGCGGACGAGCTGGCGGCGGTGGAGCTGGACATATGGCTGACGACAAGGGGGCAACCATCGCCGACCTGATGCGTGAGCCTCTCCTGGCTCACCGCCTCCTGTTCAAGCATCGTCACGCCAACCTCACCCCTCCCTTCCACCGCGAGATCATCGAGCTGTGGCACTCTTCCGCTCCTTCCGTGCTCATCCAGGCTTTCCGCGGTGCAGCAAAGAGCACGCTGGCCGAGGAGGCCCTGATCATCCAGGCCCTGCTTCGCCAGTTCCACAACGCCATCGTGCTCGGCGAGACCTACGAGCGTGCAGTCGAGCGCCTGCGCGCCATCAAGCACGAGATCGAGACCAACCAGCTGATCTTCGCCTTGTTTGGCGATCAGGTCGGTCCCATCTGGTCCGAGGCTAAGATCCAGCTGAACAACGGCGCGATCATCCAGGCCTTCGGCCGCGGGCAGAGCTTGCGCGGCTCCAAGCATCTCGACCACCGCCCCGACATCGCCTTCGCTGATGACATCGAGAACGAGGACAGCACGATCTCCCCTGAGGCGATCGAGAAGACCAAGACGTGGCTGATGGCCACCGTGCTCCCCGCCCTTGAGCCCTCCTCCCGCGTGCGCGTCAACGGCACCCCGCTCCACCCGCGTTCTGTCATCTGCCAGCTCGCCGCGGATCCCGGATGGGTCACGCGCACCTATCCGATCTCCTACCCTGACCCCACCACCGGCGAGGAGGTTCCCACGTGGCCCGATCGCTTCGACCTGCCCACCATCGCGCACAAGCGCGCGGGCTACTCCCGCCTGGGGATGGCGCACACCTTCGCGCAGGAGTTCATGTGTCAGGCCGAGGACCCTGCCAGCAAGCCGTTCACCGACGCCCTCATCAGGGTCGAGCCCACCATCCGCACGTGGCAGGCGGTGTACGCCATGTGCGACCCGGCGCGGACTGTCAGCAGGCAGTCCGCGAGCACAGGCATGGCGGTGTGGAGCTGGCTGTCCAACCGCCTGATCGTGTGGGACGCCTTCGCCGGGTTCTGGCAGCCGGATCAGATAGTCAGCGAGATCTTCAAGGTCGACGCCCTCTACTCCCCGGTGGCGATCGGGATCGAGCGGGACGGCCTGGAGGAGTTCATCCTGCAGCCGCTGCGCCACGAGCAGGTCAAGCGGGGGGTGGCCATCCCCATCCGTCCGCTGCGTGCCCCGGTGGGCAAGCTCTCCTTCATCACCGGCCTGCAACCCTATTTCAAGGCTGGCGAGGTGATCTTCGCCAAGGAGTGCGCGCAGGCGCGCGAGCAGCTCCTGAGCTTTCCCTCGGGGCGCATCGACATCCCCAACGCGCTCGCCTACGCGCTCACGCTCCGTCCGGGGCAGCCGGTGTATGACGCCTTCAACGCCACCCACATCGTGGACGACCTCGCTGCTCGTCCCGGCTCCATCACGTGGTGCGCGCTCAACTCCGACGGGCGCTGCACGACGGCCGTCCTCGTCCAGCCTGTGGATGGCGTGCTGCACATCCTCGCCGATCGCGCGCGTGAGGGCGAGCCCAGCGCGTGGCTCGCCGACATGCTGGCAGAGCTTAGATTGGAGGCCAGCGGCTCTGGACAGATGCGCTTGCTGGTCCCTCCCATCCATTATAACCAGTACTCGCCCGTCGGGCTGCGCGCGGCGCTGCGCTCGCTCCCTGCAGGGTGCACGCGCGGCGGCGACCCGGCGGCTGGACGGGCCGCGATCATCTCCCAGTTGAGCCGGCTCGCGCATGGGCGTCCGGCGCTGCAGGTCAGCACCTCTGCGCGCTGGACGCTCAACGCCTTCGCCGGCGGCTATTGCCGCGAGCTGAGCAGGCAGGGCCAGCTGATGGCCGAGCCTTCGACCAGCACCTACGCCGTGCTGATGGGTGGGCTGGAGAGCTTCGCCGCGGCCAGCCGCCTCCTCGGCGAGGAGGAGGATGGAGCCGAGCGGCACTATGCTTTCACTGGGGATGGGCGTAAGTATCTGACATCGAGGCCCGCACCCGGGACGCTGGATCATGGCCGACGATGAGGACGAGCTGATCGACGACGTGATCGATGCGGTCGAGGACGCCGCCGTCGGCCTGCCGCGGCGCCAGGACATCTCCAAGCGGCCGGCAGCCCGCAAGGAGCTGATGAGGATCTTCCACGAGGTCGAGGAGGGCTTCCGCGATCAGTGGAACCGAAGCAACGAGCAGCAGGATTTCTGGGACATCTACAATTGCCTGTTGACCGGCAAGCAGTTCTACACGGGGAACTCGAAGATATTTGTCCCGGTCGTGCACAATGCGATCAACGCGCGCAAGACCCGCTTCACCAATCAGATCTTTCCACAGGCGGGGCGTTACGTCGAGGTGACCTCGAGTGATGGTACGCGCCCGGATGCGCTCGCCTCGCTGCTCGAGCACTACGTGCGCAAGGCCAAGCTGCGCACCAGGGTGATGCCCGCCTTGACCAAGGCGGGCGACGTCGAGGGCCAGTACAACGTCTACGTCAGCTGGTGCACGCGCAAGCGTCACGTGACGTGGCGCGCCCCGGTGCAGCCGGAGATGATGCCGGGGATGCCCAATCCGGCGATGCTGCCCATGCTCGACATCCGGCACGAGGAGCTGGAGGCGGCGCATCCTGAGGTCGAGGTGATTGCCGATGCGGACATCTGCGTCCTGCCCACCACTGCCGACAGCATCGAGGAGGCGCTCGACGAGGGCGGCTCGGTGACGATCATCAGGCGGTGGGGGCGGGCCAAGATCAAGCAGATGATCAGGGACGGCGCCATCCGCAAGGACATGGGTGATGACCTGATCCAGCGCATGGCCAGGAAGAGCCCGCCGGAGGTGGTCAATCAGGCCAAGACCTTGAGCGATGCCGCCGGCATCAAGGGCGAGGGCAAGAGGCACGCGCTGGTGTACGAGACCTTTACCATGCTGGAGGTCAAGGACGAGCGCCTGCTGTGTCAGGCGTTCTACGGCGGCGAGCAGGCCATCCTCGGCTGCCGGCGCAACCCGTTGTGGTGCGACAAGATCCCTCTCCTGTCCGTCCCGGTGGAGAAGATGGGTGGGCTGTTCAAGGGTCGATCGAAGATCGCCGACTGCTGCGACCTGCAGTACGCCGCCAACGATGCGATCAATCTGGCCTGGGACAGCGCCGGCTATTCCATGCTGCCGATCGTGATGACCGATCCTGAGAAGAACCCGCGCGTGGGCTCGATGGTGATGTCGATGGCGGCGGTGTGGGAGACCAGCCCAAAAGACACGCAGGTCGTGAACTTTCCGGCGTTGTGGAAGGATGGGTTTGCCCTCGTCAACGAGTGCAAGCAGGAGGTCTCGCAGACCCTTTCCGTCAGTCCCGCGGCGATCACGCAGGGCAGCTCCAAGACTGCCGGCGGCCGGCCCAATCAGGCGATCGTCGCACAGGAGCAGCAGATTGACATTCTCACCACTGCCGACAGCGTCACTGTTCTCGAAGAAGGCATTCTTACTCCGATGCTCGACCTGTTCATCGAGCTTGATCATCAGCACCGTGATGATGAGATCACTATTCGTGCCTTCGGCGAGATGGGATTGCGCGCCGGCATGGAGCGGATCCCTCCCGTGCAGATGGACCGTCATCATCAGTTTCGCTGGTTCGGGGTCGAGCAGGCGCGCGGTGCCCAGCAGATCCAGCAGCAGATCGCCGCGATGAACGTGATCCGCGGGATCCCGCCGCAGCAGCTCGCTGGCTACACCGTGAACCTCGTGCCCATCATCACCCAGCTGGTCGAGAACACGTTCGGGCCACGGCTCGCGCCGCTCGTCTTCGTCTCGCCAGAGGCGCAGATGCCGGTGCCGGTCGAGCAGGAGAACATGCTGATGGCCGAGGGCTTCGAGGTGCCTGTCCATCCGCAGGACGATGACCAGCAGCACATCCAGGCGCACATGGGGCTCCTGCACGCGCTGCAGGCGGGACAGGGCAGCAGCGGCTCACCCAAGAAGATCCAGAGCCATATCTTCAAGCACGTGCAGCAGGCGCAGGCCAAGCAGCAGGCGCAGATGCAGGCGCAGCAAGGGCAGCAGGGGCAGCAGGGCGTCCCTGGCGGTGCGATCGGCGGGCAGCAGCAACCCGGGGTCGCCGGCACGCCGCGGATCGGCGCGCAGCCGGGGCAGCCGCGGACGCAGGGACCGCCGGGGATGATTGCGCAGGATCAGATGCAGGATCCGCGGGTGATGCCGCGGCGTGCGGGTTGATCAGATGCTGACGACGCCGCATTGGGGTGCATCACAGTTCCGGGGGGCGGGGATCCTGTGGGGAAGCGTCGTCAGCATCGTCATCCTGCTCCTTTTGGCGTTCGTCGTCTACTCCTTTGCGTTCAAGACTTGGTGTGACCGGCATGAGCGCGGCTGGGCGGGGGAACAGGCTTGGGGTGAAAATAGTTTTGGTGATGACGCTGGCAGGTGTGTTAGAGAAAAATCACTGTTCAGCTTTTAAGGGAGAGACTGATGCAATGGAGTGTAGCCGAGCAGACCATCCCGGCTGCGGCTTTTGCCGGGGACGAGCATCCGCATCTCACATCGATTACCTTGCGGACTGATCCTAATCGATCCCACCTCGTGGTCATGGATCTGCACGTCGAGGCAGGATCAGAGCTTGCCGGCTATGCTCTGCTGTTCAATCGCAATGGTGAGCTTGTAGGTTCTGAGCAGATCAAGGCGCCGCCTCCACCTGAAGGAGGTGGAACGCATTCCGCCTCGCAGCATGCCAGCAGCGGGAAGAGGAGATGACCTTCAAGCGCGCCCTTCTCTTGACCTGGGTGGCGCTGGTTGCCGGCATCGTCAGCTACGCCGTGGCGCAGCAATCGGCACCCAATGAGATCAATGGCTGCATCGTGGTGGGCTCGGCGCCCACCTACACCGCGGGGCAGCGGGTCACGTTCACCTGCAATACGAGCGGCCAGCTGCGCATGAGCACGACACCCTGATGCAGAACATCGGCCTGATCTTCCTGGTATTCGCCTTCGTCTTTGCGGTGATCGCTGCCTGTATCATGGAAAGTAATGGGCGGTGGCAGTTTGGTTGGGCCGCGATCGCGTTCTGGATCGCAGCGGAGCTGATCGGTGGGCTTGGAAGAGTGCTGCACTAGGCAGTTTCTGGCCATGTTGACCGGCGTCGTGCTGTTCGCGATCGTCATGGCGCTCGTCTCCAGCTGGTTGTGGCCGGCTCCGATCTGACCCACCAGATCTTGACGACCTGCCAGATCGAGTATTAGTCTTCCCGCGTTTTCGATTTGCCCCCGTCACCGGGCTCATCGACTTGCCCCCGTAAGGGGCCATCCGAGTAGTGACGTAATCACAGAAGGAACCGCGTCATGGCAGATGACGAGGATGATGATGCACAAGTTGAGCAGACAGACGACGAGGACCGGGAGCCTGGGGCCGAAGGTGGCGATGCCAGCGGGCAGGACGAGCCAGGGCGGGACGAGGAGGGCGATCTATCCGCCCAACGCACTGACGCAGAAGGTGACGAAGGGGAACCACCGGCGCGGGGAGCCCCACAGCCTGAAGCCCAGCCGCGAG